ACTACGACGGTCGGCTACATTTCGACCACGTTCCCGAGGAAGGCTCTGCGACTTGGAACTATCATTCTTATCTACCTGACCACGTTCAGTTCGCAGAACTTTACACAGGTGGCAAAGACCCTATCGATGTTTGCCCCGAGGAACTAAAAGAATGTTGGGAAGCAGCCCAAGGCAGGCTCAAAGCCTTGCTCAAGTCTTTTTACCACGTCGGGCTCACAGTCGATGAGTTTTGTTTCTACGAACTTGTTCCTCACAGGTTTCTCAAACAACACGCAGAACTAAAAAATAAAATAACTCAACATGTTCTACAAAACTATCCCAAGCCTCCGAACTACGACCATCTAATCAAAGTCGAGAAGTTGGCGAAGGAAGTATCAACCCGTCCAGTAAAACTCAACGCTTCCAACATCAAAGTACAACTAGCAACCGAAAAGGGCAGAGCAGAATACGCCAAATACAAGGCGAACCCTTACATAAACTATAGTACCTTTGGAACGCGCACAGGTCGCATGGCAACGAAGAAAAACTCTTTTCCAATACTTCTTATGCCTAAAAAAATGCGCGGCGTTATAGAGCCTTACAGAAACGTTTTTCTTGAGTTCGATGTTGTCTCGGCAGAGGTCGCTACACTGTTCTATCTAACCGGCAGACCTATCCCCGAAGGCGACCTACACAAGTGGGTCAATGAGAACGTCTTCGGTGGCAAATACACGCGAGACGAAGTTAAAAAGAAGTTCTTCGCATGGCTCTACGACCCTCGTAAGAAAAACAAGCAGCTTGAAGAACTATTTAATAGGCAGGAGATAATCAACAAGTTCTACGATGGCGAGTTTATCACCAACCCTCTAGGAAGGAAGATTAGGGTTGATGAGACACGAGCACTAAACTACATCGTCCAGAGCACATTTAACGACATTTTTTTGACAAACATCGCCAAGCTGTCTGATAAAATGAAAGAGTGGGGTATGAAGTCGCACATTTCATTTTTTATCCACGACAGCGTAGTTTTGGACTTCGATGCAAAGGAAAAAGGAAAAATAAATGACATTATGTCTGTTCTTTCGACCTACGGAGACCACAAGTTCAGCCTTCACATGAACATTGGCAAGAACTACGGCGACATGAGGGAAGTTCTATGAGAAGTATTGTATCAATCGGAGAGTCAGCCGCTCTTTTCGCAGAGTTTTTGGCTTCCTACCCCGAATATAACACCTATACCATAGGTCACAGCGCTGTGGAGTTCAAAATACCAATATTTTCCGACCCAGAACGCTACGACGAGCCCGTAAAAGGGTTGAAGCGGTACTTATCCACCGTATCTGACGAAGTAACGTGCGTTATTTCAGGTGGCGAGATGGTGTCGCTCACATCGCTCCGAGTTTTGGAGCAACTAAGAGAAAAAGAAGTAGATATTATTTATTTACAACCAAAACTTGACTTGCTTAACCAAAGTGCTATAATGGCACACAACTTGGTACACGGAGTCACCCAAGAAATGGTGCGCTCCAAGGTATTCAAGCGTTGGTATCTTTTTGACCTAGACTTGGTTAAAGCAGTAACCCCAGGTGTGGTGCTTACAGAGATGAAGAAGTCAGTTGCAAGCAGCGCAGCACGACATTATCACACTTTTAACTGGCTTAGAAGCCAGGACAACCTTTTTGGTCTTGACGAGGACAGTTCTCAGAACGCAGTTATTTCTTCTATCTCATACTGCGATTTTGACTTGACAAGCGTCACCGATCTTGGTAAACTCTTATTCACCCGCGAACAGGAGGTGTTCTACGGAATCAGTGAGGAAAAGGTAAAAACAGACACAGAACTTTATGACAAAGTAGTGAAGTCGTTTAGCGGCTTCAAGAAAGAAGGTGTTCGCACCTCTTTCAAAGTCTTCTCCGTACCATACGAAGAAGATATCATTTATGTCAAAAACTCTACCACAGCAGTTCAAAACAAAGTTTTGGTAGAGGCTATTGACAAAGCAAGTAATGAATAGTATAATAATAGCAAGTTTATAGCAAATAAGGAGAAATAAAATGGCAATTGATTTTAGCAAGCTTAAAGCAAAACTCGACGTTCTTGACGGAAAGGCAAAGGCTAGTGGAAAGAACAACAATGTGTTCTGGAAGCCAGAGGTTGGTACGCACATGATTCGTATTCTACCTGACCCTGACGGTGATCCCGTGAAGGAACTACACTTCCACTACAATGTGGATAAGGGTGGTGTAATGTGTCCGAAGCGCAACTTCGGAGACGAGTGCCCCATCTGTGAGTTCGCTACTTCACTGTTCCGTGAGGGCACACCTGATAGCCAAAACCAAGCAAAGAAGTTGTTTGTCACCCAGCGCTTCTACGCTCCTGCGATTATTCGTGGGCAGGAAGAGCGAGGTGTTGTTCTTTGGTCTTTCCCAAAGACAGCTTACAAAGCCATCATTGAGACCATTCTTGATGAGGACTATGGCGATGTGACTGACCCAAAGAAGGGCTTTGACTTGAAGGTTTCCTACATCAACAAGAACTTTGGTAAGGGAGACCGCGTTGTGTTTGACAGCTTGCAAGCACGTCCAAAGCCATCTGTGCTCTGTGAGGAAGATTCTACCGCAACAGAGTGGATGGAGCACGGCATTGACCTTTACGAGATTTTCGACCGTAAGACTTCCGAGCAGGTTCAGAAGATTCTCGACGACTACCTTATGCCAGAGGGTGGTCAGGAGACCGTTCGCTACGGTGGCGAGGATACCTCCACAGGTTCCACCGTTGATGCCGCATTCGCTGCAATGGGTGTGTAATACTAGGCGGGGGGCGCAAGCCCCCCGTCTTCTTACAACGGAGGGATAATGCCAAGGCAAAAAAAAGAAAGTTCAAAAGCAGGCAAGTTATCTATGAAAGATAAGTTAGCCCTTATCAATAAAAGGGCTGGCATGGAAGTTGCCTATAATTTAAAAAATGATAACCCGACAGAAGTCACAGAATGGATTCCAACTGGCTCACGCTGGCTTGACTCTATTATCTGCCGGGGAAAACTAGCCGGTATTCCGGTTGGTCGCATCACAGAGATTGCCGGTATGGAGTCATCCGGTAAGTCTTACATGGCTGCACAGGTTGCAGCAAACGCACAAAAGCAAGGCTTCTCTGTGGTTTATTTTGACTCCGAGTCAGCTATTGACCCAAGTTTCTTAGAAAATGCTGGCTGTGATATTGACAACCTTATCTATGCTCAGGCAGCATCTGTTGAGATGGTTCTGGAAACTATCGAACAGCTTTTAACCGAGACAGACGATAAGTATCTTTTTGTTTGGGACTCGTTAGCATTTACACCATCGAACTCTGATATTGAAGGAGACTTCAACCCTCAGTCCTCGATGGCAGTAAAGCCACGCATTTTATCAAAGGGTTTGTCAAAACTGACTGTTCCTATTGCGAACAGTAACTCTGTGCTGTTGGTTCTTAACCAGTTAAAGACCAACATTACCATGAATGTGGCAGAGGCTATGACCACACCATACTTCACACCGGGTGGCAAGGCTCTGGCGTATTCTTATTCTCTTCGTATCTGGTTGACAAAGCGAAAAGCAAAGAACGCTTTTATTGAGAACGATGCAGGTTTCCGTATCGGTTCAGAAGTAAAAGTAAAGTTGGAGAAGTCTCGCTTTGGTACAGAGGGTAGAAACTGCACCTTCCAGATTGTCTGGGGTGACAAGAACCCTCGTATTCTCGACCGAGAAAGCTGGCTACAAGCTGTAAAGAGTTCAGACCAAATCAAGTCTGGTGGAGCTTGGTACACACTTATCTATGATGAAGGTGGTGAACAAAAGTTCCAAGGCACAAAGTGGTTGGAATGTTTGGAAGAAGAAAAGTTTTATAACCAGATTCTACGACTTATGGATAGAGAAGTTATCCAAAAGTTTGACGAGCAAACTGGTGATGCTTCTCATTTCTATGACGTTGACAGTGAAGAAGAATAATGCTTGACATTCGCACGAGGATGGTGTATAACAGATACTCCATCCTTATGCGGAGCATTTGATGCCACAAAAAATAAAAAAATCTAGCAAGCGTGTGCAGCGGTATTTTGAGTTGGCACGACGCATGGCAAAAGAAAGCACCTATGGCAAACTACGTCACGGTGCTGTTTTAGTCAAGGGAGGTTCAGTTGTATCAGTTGGCTTCAACAAAGGTTGCTACTGTGCTTTTGGACAACGCTTCCGCGACTTTCACAACTTTGGTCATGCAACCCAACACGCAGAAATATCCGCTGTTCTTGGAGTGCCCGAGAAATCAACAAGGGGCGCTTCTTTGTTTGTAGTTCGTATCAACAACTACGACAAGTTTCGTATGTCCAAGCCTTGCTGTATGTGTCATCAAGTGTTAGACTTTGTGGGAGTTCGCAAAGTCTTTTACACCACAGGGGAAGACACTTATGAAGTTAGGAATGTCAGGGGGTCTAGCGAGGAATTTAGGCATAACAGTAAAGACTTTGCGTGAGAACGCTGATGGCTCCGTAGATGTAAATGTAGATTTAACAGAGCAGTTTAAAGATTGGTTTATGTATATGCACGGACTACACACCTGGGACGAAGAAGCTTTCCAAGCGTGGTTCCTCAAAAGCCTGGACGATTTTATTGGAGACTAAAATGAACAGAATGATGATAGTAGATGGAAACAACTCTTTTTTACGCAACTATGTTGTAGACCCTTCGCTATCATCAAATGGCGAACCAATCGGTGGCTGCAAGGGTTTCTTAAAGTCCCTACAAAAGCAGTGCCGCATTATTAAGCCAGACTTTGTTGTAGTGGTGTGGGACGGTGAAGGTGGTTCGCTAAAACGCCGAACACAAAATAAAAACTATAAAGAGGGTCGTAAGCCTATCCGCTTTAACCGTCCCAACACCCACATGTCAGACAACCAACAGTTCAGAAACCGTATCTGGCAAATGGGCAGGCTCGTTGAGTATCTAAACGAAATGCCCGTGGCACAACTTATCTCAGAGAACGTAGAAGCAGACGACCTTGTGGGCTACATCGTGTCTCGCTTCCCAGACGTGGAAAAGGTTATTGTTTCCTCCGACAAAGACTTTTTCCAACTCTGTGATGACAAAACTATTGTTTATCGACCTATTCAAGACAAAGCAGTCACCAAGCAAGCCATCTTGGACGAGTTTTCTATTCACCCAAGAAACTTCGCTTTGGCTCGCGCTATTGTAGGCGACAAGTCAGACAACCTTGACGGTGTGCCACGGGCTGGGCTCAAAACAGTAGCAAAGCGTTTCCCGCTTCTAATGGAGGACCGTGATGTGTTCCTAAACGAACTCATCCAAGTCTGCGATAAGCCCGAGAACAAAGCAAAAATCTTTGAGAACATCGTAGAATACAAAGAGTTAGTTTCAGAAAACTACAAGTTGATGCAACTATACTCACCAGCTATTTCCAGCAGAACAAAAGCAAAAATTGATTGGACACTCCGCGAGTGCTGTCAAGACTTTAACCTAATGGAGATAGACAAGATGATGACCCAAGACGGGTTTGGAAACTACAACTTTACCCAACTCTGGGGCACCATGCGAAACATTTCCTTGAACAAGGACTAACGGAGAACTAAATGAAACTCGACTACGAAACCGAAACATTTTCTAAGTTCGGTAAAAGTTTCCAAGAGAAGTTGGTCCAAAGTATGTTTTATGACAGGTCGTTCTTCGATCAAATGTCAGACGTGTTTGACCCTTACTTCTTGGAAGTAAAATACCTTCGGCTATTCTACGAGCGTTTAGCCGACTATCGACAAAAGTTTGAGAAGCACCCTTCCACTGAAATAATGGCTTCCATTATTAAAACAGAAATGGAAGAACAGTCAGAGGTGTTGCAAAAACAAGTAAAAGACTACTTTGCTCGTATTGTTACAACAAGCCAAGTTGAAGACGAAGAGTATGTAAAAGTCACTGCTCTTGACTTTTGCAAGAAACAAAAACTAAAAGAAGCTATTATGAAGTCCGTTGGTCTTCTAAAAACTTCTTCGTTCGACCAAATATCAGAAGTTATCAACCAAGCCATGAAGCTTGGTCTGGACAATGACCACGGTTATGACTATCTTGCGGACTTTGAGGAACGCTTCTTAAAACGCTCACGCAACCCTATGACCACAGGATGGAAGATTGTCGATGACATTACAAAGGGTGGTTTAGGTCGTGGAGAGTTGGGAGTTGTTATTGCTCCAACGGGTGCAGGAAAGTCTATGGCACTCGTCCATCTTGGCGCACAAGCGGTCAAGGAAGGAAAAAATGTTGTTTATTACACATTAGAACTTCTTGACACAGTTGTAGCAAACCGTTTCGACTCTTGCATCACAGGAGTAAAACTTCAAGACTTACATTCTTTCAAAGATTTAATTTATGACCAAGTAAAAGAACTTGAAGGAAAACTTATTGTAAAAGAATACCCAACAAAGTCTGCTAGTGTAAATAAACTTAAACAACACCTAGAAAAATTAAGACGCTCTGGTTTTGAACCTGACCTAATTTGCGTCGATTATGGTGATCTTTTGCAACCTATTTCTTCTTACAAGGAGAAACGCATCGAATTAGAGACTATTTATGAAGACCTTCGGGGAATGGCGCAGGAGTTTGAGTGTCCCGTATGGACAGCAAGCCAAACTAACCGCAGCGGACTAAACGCAGAAGTGGTTACAATGGAATCAATTAGCGAAGCATTCAATAAGTGTTTCGTAGCGGACCTCATCTTTACTCTATCCAGAACCATTACAGACAAGAATAACAACACAGGACGTATCTTTGTGGCAAAAAACAGGAACGGACCTGATGGTATCGTTTACCCTATTTTCATGGATACGAGCAATATTAAGATTGATGTTCTACCCTCGACAGGTGAAACCGCAGAAGAAATTAATGACAACGCTGCGAAGAAACAACAAGAGTCATTACAAGAAAAGTACAAGAAGTTCAGAAACGGAGGACAAAGTTAAATGGAACTAGCTACACAAATACTTTCGGACATTACCGTCCACATGAAATACGCAAAGTATTTACCAGAAAAAGAGCGCAGAGAGACTTGGGAAGAACTCTGCGACAGAAATATGCAAATGCATATGAAAAAATATCCCGAACTTGCTGAGGAAATAGAAAAAGTTTACAAGGACTTTGTTTTCACAAAAAAAGTTTTACCATCCATGCGCTCTATGCAGTTCGGCGGCAAGTCTATTGAGGTTGCCCCAAACCGCATTTACAACTGCGCTTACATGCCTATTGACCACGCTGACTCATTTGGCGAGTGCATGTTCCTACTTCTAGGTGGCACAGGCGTAGGCTTCTCTGTACAAGCCCACCACGTCGAAAGACTACCAGAGATTCGCAAGCCAAACCCAAAGCGCACACGTCGTTTCCTAGTAAGCGACAACATTGAAGGCTGGGCTGACGCAGTAAAGGCTCTTGTCTATTCTTACTTCAAGGGCACATCAAAGCTTCGCTTCGACTTCTCTGACATTCGTCCAAAGGGCGCACGACTCGTCACTTCTGGCGGCAAAGCCCCTGGACCACAGCCTCTTCGCGAGTGTCTTGTAAAAGTAGAAGGCATTCTCAGCGAGAAGCAAGACGGAGAAAAACTTCAACCTATTGAAGTCCATGACATGATATGCCACATCGCTGACGCAGTTCTAGCCGGTGGTATTCGCAGAGCAGCACTTATTTCACTCTTCTCAGCAGACGACGATGAAATGATTGCTTCCAAGTCGGGAAGTTGGTGGGAAGCAAACCCACAGCGCGGCAGAGCAAATAACTCAGCAGTTATTCTTCGCCACAAGGTTGATAAAGAATACTTCCTAAAACTTTGGGACAGAATTAAAAAGTCAGGTTCAGGTGAGCCCGGTATTTATCTTTCTAACGACAAAGATTGGGGCACAAACCCTTGCTGCGAAATTGCACTACGACCTTACCAGTTCTGCAACCTAACAGAAGTAAATGCCTCTGACCTTGATGGTCAAGAAGAATACGAAGCCCGTGTCAAGGCTGCTGCTTTTATCGGCACACTCCAAGCAGGCTACACAGACTTCCACTATCTCCGCGACGTATGGCGCAGAAACACAGAGAAGGACGCTCTTATCGGTGTATCAATGACCGGCATCGCTTCTGGTGCTGTTCTCAACCTCGACATGTCAAAAGCAGCCGAGGAAGTAAAAAAAGAAAATGAAAGAGTTGCTGAACTTATCGGTGTAAGACCCGCAGCAAGAACCACTTGCGTAAAGCCAGCAGGCACAACCTCTCTCACTCTTGGAACTTCCAGCGGTATTCACGCTTGGCACAATGACTATTACATTCGTCGTATTCGTGTAGGAAAGAATGAAGCCATTTACAACTATCTTTCACTCGCCCATGAGGAACTAATAGAAGACGAGTTCTTCCGTCCGCACGACACTGCTGTTATTTCTGTTCCACAGAAAGCACCAGAAGGAGCAATCTATCGAACAGAGTCTGCCATGTCCATGCTCAAGCGAGTGGCGCAGGTTTCAAAGGAGTGGGTCAGGAAGGGACACCGCAAGGGACAAAATACCCACAATGTCTCAGCCACGGTAAGCATCCGTGAGTCAGAGTGGGCTGATGTTGGTGAATGGATGTGGGAGAACCGTGATGTATACAACGGTCTTTCAGTTCTTCCCTACGATGGTGGCAACTATGACCAAGCACCTTTTGAGGACTGTTCAAAAGAGACTTACGAGGCTATGCTCAAGTCTCTAACCGACATTGACCTCACAAATGTTTATGAGGCTGATGACAATACAAACCTCACAGACCAAGCCGCTTGTGCTGGCGGTGCTTGTGAAGTAGTATAGTTTTATAGCTATTATCCTCGGTATGTAGGGCAGGGAGTTTATCTTCCTGCCTTTACTATTTATAAGAAGGCTACTTTTTGAGGATAACAACAAAATGTCTAGATCGGGATTTTTTTACAAACCACTAAAAAATATAACTATTGGCGAACCAGGGACGGCACAACAAACTTCTTTTGGCGAAGTCAGAGTTGAATCCCTAACTCCATCTGGTCAAGCGGATTTTGTTTACACAATCAACGAGAAGGTAGTCACACCAATTAGGTATGCTGGCGGCGGTGTTTATCAAGAAGATGGTTATGCTGTTGTTACAAGTTCAGTAAGTCCAAGTGGCTCTGGTGGTGTTCAAATCCGCAGAGGTCTAAAATACTCAGCCGGTCAAGGTTCTTTATTTAGAGGAACTGCTCTTTTTGACACACCAGTAGACGGCAACATTCAAATTATCGGTCTTGGTAATGGTGAGTGCGGTTACTTCTTTGGTTATCTCAACCAAAACTTTGCTATTCTACACCAAGCAACTTCCAAAAGAGAGATTAGAAAATTAACTGTTTCAACACCAGCAGGCACAGAAGATGTTACTGTAACTCTTGACGGCGACTCTATTGATGTTCCTGTAACTGGTGGAAGCGACACAACTCAAACTGCTTACCAACTTTCCCTTGCTGATTACACACAAGTAGGCGACGGATGGCAAGTTGATGTTGTTGGTTCTGATGTGTTTTTCCTTTCTGCCCGTGCTGGTCCTTACAGCGGTTCTTATTCTGCCACTAAGGCTGGTCCCGTATCTCTTGGTAACTTTACACAGGTTTCCGAAGGTGTTGCACCCTCATCAGATGTTTATCTTCAATCTGCATGGAATTACGATAAGATGGACGGCACAGGTCCAAGCGGCATGACTTTAAACCCACAAAAAGGTAATGTTTTTCAAATTTCTTTCCAATACTTGGGACAAGGTAATGCCTTCTTTTCTATTGAAGATCCCAATAAAGGCGGATTTACCCCAGTTCATCAAATCAAAAATGCAAACAATAGAACTACACCAGTTTTGAGAAACCCCAATATTGCAGGTCTTGTTGCCTCTACCAACACAACTGCTACAACAAGTGTTGCAGTTCGTTGTGCTTCATTGGCGACTTTTACAGAAGGCGAGTTCGTAACATTAGATCCAAAGTTTGCTCATGTAAGAACTTTTGATTCTGCGAACACTTCTGGTGTTTTCAAAGGTCTTATTGCTCTAAAAGTAAATCGTGTTTTCCATAATCAAGCATGTTTTGGTGAGTTGGACCTTTTAAGTATTAGTGCTACTAATGCTGCTGGTTCAACAACACCAAAACCATTCACTATCGGCATTTTCACTGGTGTTGAAATAACTGGCGATGTAAACTTTATTGAGGTCAATGGTGGTTCAAGCACAGTTTCCTATGCTGATTTAGGAACTGCTGGCGGTACTGGTTTGGCTATTTCTCAAAATGAACCAATATTCACTTTTGGTGTTAATGGCGGTGGATCAAACACAATCGATTTGGCGAACTTAGAAATTGTTACCACCGCTGGTGAAGTCCTTGTTATCGGTTTCAGGGCTGATGATGCTGTTACCGACAACACTGTGAGTGTGAACTGGTTTGAGCAACAATAAGCCTTTACTTTTTGGGAAACTATTTATTGTTGAACCTTATGAGGGTACAGGTATGCCAGACGAAAGAATAAGCAACGCAGTCGAGTTCGCAGAACTAAAAGGCTCGTTGAAAAGAATCGAAGAAGTTATAATGACCATCAAAGAAAAGAACGAAGAAATGGCTGGTGATATCACCAAGATTAAAGAAGCCATTTACAACCCTGACCAGGGTATTTATTCTCGTCTAAAAGAGCTAGAAGCCTGGAAAGCAAACATGAGTAAGGTTCTTTGGATTGGCGCAACCGGAGTCATCGGCTCAATAGGCATCGCCATTTGGGAAGTTTTAAAGAACACTTAGGAGTAAAAAATGGCTGGACCAAATCAATACAGACCGGGAGTAGGCTCAGTTGGTCAATACCAAATGAGCGCAAAACCATTTCTATCATCAAGCATCGTTGTGTCAAACACCTCAGTAACAGAAATTAAGTTTCCTGCTGTTACTTCTTTTTTGACAATTCAAAACACACACGCTGGTTCAAACGTGCCGCTCTTAGTCGGCTTCTCCGCTAACGGCGTCTCTGGCGACGATGGCTACAAAATTGTTCTTGACAATGGTGAAAGCTACACAGGCGATTTTAGAGTTCGCTATGTTTATCTTGCCGGTGATGGTGCCCCAACAACAGGTTCTATTATTGCAGGTCTCACAGGCATCGACAGCGAACTCTCAGGAGCACAAGGTCCAAACTACTCAGGTTCAGCAGGAATTGGTTAATGATGCGTTCGGGCTTTGGTGGAAAAGGTGGCTCTATATCAAGCCGTTCTACTGGGGTTATCACCACAGAAGATAAGTCTGGCGGTTTTTTAAACATTGTGAGGTCAGTTGCAGGAAGTGACTTACTTTTCTGTTTCGACCCTTCATCAATTAGCGGTGTTGACGTTGGTGGAGCAGTAGATGCATGGTCTGATTCGCTCGGCGCATACGATACCAACTTTGCAACAATAGGCACCACCGACCCCTCCCTTGGTCTCTACAACAACAAGCCAGTTCTAAATTTTGACGGCTCGGGTACCGGACTTAGAACAGTAGCAGAAGATACGCAACTACTCGGAAAAAGAGCGCTTTCTTTATTAATTTTCACAAAAACAAATGCTGGAAGCGGCTTACAAGCAATATTAGAGTTTTCTGACTTATGGTATCGCCACGGTGCTTTTACTATCTCTGAGAACAGAGCTTCATCAGATTTTGCTGGCTACTTTGCCCAAGCAAATAACATTAGTCAAATAAATACCGGAGCCCCTGTTCCCGCAAATGTTGATGTTGATCTGCCATTAGTTCGCGGCATTGTTTTTAACCGCAATGGTGCAGGTGGCGGTCCAAACACAACTACAAAACCTTACATCAATGGAGTGTCCTTTTCAGACGGTGATGTATACCAAGGCACCGACACATTTAACATTGACGCTCCATGGTCTCAGATAAACCCGCCTGATCCTGCTGAAAAAATGCATTTCTATTTGGGTCAACGCGGCGCTAGCCTTTACTACAATGGCTCAATTGGAACTATAGTTGCCATTACAAGAGTTCTTACAAATGCTGAGATGGAAACATTATCGAGAGCAATTTTAAGAAAACATAACTTGGGAACAACAGCACCTATCAAGTAGGAACATAGAATGTCATTTTCTCCACAACCAGTAACGTATTACATTCAAACTGAATCAGTCGCCGGTCAGGTTGGCACACTGATAAAAAAAGGTTTCACAAAATATAGAGTTATTGGTATTTGGGGTCATGTTACACCACCGCCCTCTGTTGAAACAATACAAGCAGAGTGGCACGGTTTTGATGTTGATGAATGGGTAATTGGTTTAGGCTACACCATTCCACCACCACCAGACCCTGCATTGCCATAAAACCCTTGACTTCCACTTCCATTGTGTTATACTACAAGTCAGGAGGTCAAAATGGACAAAGTAGAAATCATTCCTATTAAGCCAGCTTGGTTCTGGCGCGACGACAAAGAGTACGACGGCATTTATACTTCTTGCCGTTTCCACAAAAAAGACGAGTTCGTCACAAAGTTTCCAATAATGATTAAAATAAAATACAACGCCCCTCTTTTAGAAACTTTGGGCGAGGAAACTTATCTTAACGAAGTTGTTTCTATTCTCAACAAACCACCACCACCTCCACCATACAGCGGTAGAGGTCGCAGACCAAAGCGTAAGCCACCGAAGTATGGCAAGCTAGAACTTATCAAACATTATTACCGAGAAAAAGAAGGGCTTAAATACATCGAGCTTATGTTGTATTCTAGCAAAGCAAAAAATAAAAAACTTTTTGACCCAGATGGCGCAACAAAACAAGGTTCTATGCGACCAGACGGACGTAAAAACAGGAGTAAGAAAAGTGAAGTATAAAGTTTATGGTACAGACCGCTGTCCCTATTGCTCGCTGGCAAAAAATTTACTGGAACGTAAAAACTTAGAGTATGAATACTTGACAGTAGAGCCAGCAAGTGATATACTACAAGAGTTAAAAGATTACACCAAGTGGTCTACCGTACCTTTGGTGTTTGAAGTGGACGATAAAGGTTCGGAGACTTTTATCGGTGGTTTTAGTGAGCTAAATGCAAAGTTAAGGAGAATCTAATGGAAGACGTTAAGAATGACATTCATCAGCACATTGCCGAGTACATTCAAGCCATCGCGGCTATCGAGGATTGTATGCGCCCTTATCGTGAGCAACGCAAGGAGCTACGCAAGAACTACATCGAGAATGGTTGGCTAGACAAGGACCAGATTTCACTGGCTATGCAAGCTTACCGCATGTTGGAGAAGCAGATTCACTTTGAAGACCTTGCTGAAATCTATGAGAACTTGGTCTATACTCTCGCTGGTTCCAACCCACATGAGACCGGAGGCAACCAGTGAAAAAGTTTGACCCGCTAAACCGACACCTTTTGGTAAGTCGCAAAGAAGTAGAAGAAAAAAATGATAACACTTTTGTTCTACCTGACGACTATCAAAAGCCCACTGACCCCTACGAGGTGGTAAAGGTTTTGTCAAAAGCTATTGACTGCACTCTTGAGGTAGATACCGACGACCACGTTGTTGTAGAACGCTCGCAGGTTCAAACAGTCAGCTTTGAGGGTCAAGAGTTCCACATCGTTTTGCAAAACCATGTTTATGGAGTTCTAAACTAATGGAACTCATTTCCACGCATTTGGTAAAACAAGGCGATGTGGGATATCACGGTAACCTTTTTGGGGGTATTATGCTTGCTTGGTTGGACGAGGCTGCGGCTTCTTTTGCTTGCCAAGTGGCTGATACCCCCAGAATGGTTACGAAAAAGATTGACGAGGTAACATTCCACTGTCCGGTTAGACCAGCCCAGCTTATTAAAATCTATGGAGAGGTTGTGAGAATCGGCACAACAAGTGTGGATTTAAAGCTGGAAGCACGTCGCCATTCAGTTTATAACGGCACACAAAAGCTCGCCTGCTCCACAGTTATGAAGTTTGTTCGTATTGACGGAGATGGTGACGCTATTCCCATTTCAGACCGTGTTCGCATTAAATACGGCTTTCCACCAATCGAGAAATAAATGATGCTAAAAATGAACATGCCGCTCTACGGAGACGGCAAGTGTTTCGTAGAGTTAGTTGATGCTGTGGGTTCAGACCTTTCAGTTGTAAACTCCGCTCGTGTTTCCTTTGGTAAACACAAAACAGAACTTGACGAGAAAGATAAAAAACTTATCAAGTATCTTATTAAACATAAACATACCTCCACCTTGGAACATTGCTATGTAACCTTCCGTGTTAAGGTTCCGCTGTTTGTCCGCTCACAGCATCACCGTCACCGTACATGGTCTTACAACGAGATTAGCAGACGATACACAGACTTCGATATTCAGTTCTACGAGCCAGAAGCTTTTAGAACACAACACGAATCAAACCGACAAGCAAGCAATGCCGATGACCTAAACAACCCCACTTTGCAGTTCCGTGGTTCTACTGCCTCAGCGGCAGTGAAGTATCATCACAGCGTAAGCCTCAAGCTATTTGAGGAGCTTATTGAAGCTGGTGTTTGCCGAGAGCAAGCCCGTGGTGTTTTACCACAAAACATGCTGACGGAATATTATTGTTCGGCAAATCTAAACAACATCCTGAAGTTCATTGACCTTCGCACACACGAAGGAGCACAATGGGAAATCCAAGAAATGGCGAAGGGAATGCTTGAAATTATTACAAAACTGTATCCAGTTACAGTGGGAGCTTACCGTGAAATCAGGAGTCAATGAATGGTCGTTACTGCAAAAACTCTCTGTCTTGCTATCATGGCTAACTCAGCACTCTATGGTGCTTCTAGCGCGGCTCGCGCTTGTAGTTATAGCGATACTATTGTAAAAGAAGCAACCAAAAATAAAATAGACCCGTTTATTTTTGCATCCATGCTCCATGTCGAGTCCAACTGGAAACCACACCTAACTTCTTCTGCGGGTGCTTGCGGTATCGCACAGGTCATGCCACAGTGGAGCAAATACACTTGCAAGCAACTAAAAGACCCAAAGATAGGAATGAAGGAAGGAGCAAAGAAACTTCATTATTGGATTTATAAATACGCCAAAGGCAACATTTCAGTAGGGCTCTGTGGTTACAACGCTGGCTTTCGTTGCAAAGGAAAGAACCCCAACCGACACGGTGTTCGTTACGCAAAGAAAGTTCTGCGAATCGCAAAGAAGTTTAAAAGAAAAGCAAAGTGAGAAAGTTAAAGAAGCACATCTTCACCCACGCAAACAACATCGTCGTAGGTGGCGATGTTGCTTCTTTATTATGGGCACTCAAAGAAGACTACTGGATAGCCTTCACAGAGCCCCGCAAACCGCTCCCATTTGAAAGATTAAACACCGGAGACCCAACACAAGCCCTATGGGAGTTCCTTGCCTTACAACTCAACTACCGTGGAAAAATATTGGGTGTCACCCCAAACCAAAGTATCCGAGCAGACGGAGACATTCTTAAAATAATAACAAAGAACGGCTCACTGCTCAACTACAAGTTTGACCAACTGGTTATCACAAACCCTGAAATGTTTGAGGGAGGAAGAATAAAAAAAGCCCTTGACAGAAAAATGTTTGTGGTAGATACTGTAAGAATGAGCGCACAGCCTCACGACCACACTTATTATTACCACGGTCAGGACTTTGTAAATGAGATACACTTTTGGTTGCACGGTAAAAGAAAAACTTTGGAAGTTATTTCCTATTTACGAGAGTCTGAACTCGACATTTTTGAACACAGTTGGGTTCCTATGCGTTATACTCTTCTCGACATAGCCAGAGACCTTGGTCTAAAAGGAATGAAAGGCGGGGGAACAAGAACTTATCCACTCCGCTTCGATTACAAAAAACGCTTGGTAAGACCCACAGAGAACCACATTTATTACGACGAAGATAAAATAAAGTTTATCACCGTAAATGAGAACGAACTATGGAACGAACAGACAAGAACCATTTGGCAAAAATGGTCGGAGTCATTCCGCTGGACGGATACGGAAATGACGAACAGTTTCCGTACTCACCTTGGCTCAAACCAATAGTCAAAGACCTCACGCTTGTTGAGAATGCTGTTTTACAATGTGCCTTTTTTGGTTGCAAACAAATTTTTATTGTTTGCGAAGAGCGCTCTGCACGAATGCTAAAACGGCACATCGGTGAATGGGTAGAAGACCCTTCGCACTATTGGAAGCACTACAAATACCCAACAGGCTATCGTATCCAGATTCCCATTTATTATATCCGCATGACCGAAAAGGACAAGCGACAGCGTGGTTCATACACCTGGGCTATTATTCAGGGAGCAGAGATAGCGAACAGAACTGCGCGACACGTTTCACGCTGGACTATGCCAGAAAAGTTTTTTATTACTTTCCCCTGGGCTGCTTTCGACTTCTGGGAAATAAAACAATACCGTCAACAACTTGCTATGGCAAAAGAGTTTTATCTTTCGCACAACGGCAAGACAGCCTGGGACGGTGAGTTCTTGCCCTTCTCCATCACACAGTCTTCCCTGCGAGAAATAAGAAAAAACTTTTTAAAAGTCAACACAATTCTTTACAAAAGTATTTCCGACTTCAAACGAGATGGCAAGTGGCTGGAAAGGCTACCACCCGAAGAACAATACTCAGGAAGGACTTTTCCAATAGAAAAGCTACTCTTGCCCGTTGATAACTCTACATACAAAGAAGCAAAGATAGAAGAATACTATAATGCTTCTACATGGGAAGGTTATCAAGAGGCAGTCTCAAAGTTAAAATACGAAAGACCAAAGAGACCAATACTAAAACCACCAGCCCATACACGAGAACTAGAAAGAATAGGAGAATACTACGATGAGTCACGCTGAGGAATACGAGAAAATTCCATTTAGATACTTGGAGGAAATGGGCTTACCCCTAAGCTACATACAACTTTCTTACGAACAACAAAACTTTGTTGATTATTTCCTTGACACAATGGTCGAAATGAGCGATACTATACAAGGTTTAGAAGAAGAAGTAGAAAAACTAGAACGACAACTAGACTTAGCAACAGCAGAAGCAACCTTTGACGACTAGGAGATAGTATGACCGAACGAGCACAACCCAGCATCCCCTTTGTTGGGCTTCACTCACACAGCGTTTTCTCAATTTTTGATGGCATGGGGTATCCACAGGACCACCAAGAGTTTGCTTGGGAAAACGGAATGGATGCCTTAGCCCTAACAGACCACGGCAATATGTCTGGTCTTTCTTATCAGGTGCTCAACGCCAAGAAGATGCAAGCTGAGGGCAAGAACTTCAAGCCCATCTTTGGCATCGAGGCTTACTTTATCGACGACCTTGATAAGTGGAAGGTCGAGAAGGAAGAGCATCTAGCCAACCAAAAAAATAAAAAGAAGGACGACTCTTCTGGTCCGGTTGTTGAAGACGAGGCTGAGAGCAAGCGTGCCGGTCGAAACATTCTCAACCGACGAGCACACCTTGTTCTTCTCGCCCAGAACCAAACAGGTCTAAACAACCTCTTCTCACTCGTATCAAAGTCTTACGAGGGTGAGAACTTCTATCGTTTTCCTCGCGTTGATTACAAAATGCTGCGCGAGCACAACGAAGGCATCATTGTTTCCTCTGCTTGTCTCGGTGGTCCGCTTTCCAAGTGCTACTGGAACAACCGTGAGGAAAGTGCTGACGCAGTTCACAACTCGATGGTTGAGACTATCAACCAGTTTAAAGACATTTTTGGCGACAGGTTTTACTGCGAGCTACAATGGAACCGCATCCCAGAGCAGCACGAGGTGAACCAACACATTATCAAAGCAGCAGCAGAGACAAACACAGACTTGGTTTCTACTGCGGACGCTCACTACCCTCGCCCCGAGATGTTCAAGGACCGCGAACTCTACAAGCAACTTGGTTGGCTTGGCAAAGCAAAGCCTGACTACGCTGACTCAACTTTGCCTGAGACCCGTGAGGATCTAAAGTGCGAGCTTTACCCAAAGAACGGTGACCAAATGTGGGAGGCTTACAAGTCTTCTGCCGAAGAGCTTGGCTTTGAGTACGACGACAACCTAGTTCGTCAGTCGCTACAAAATACCTATCACATCGCTCACGAGCGTATCGACACTTTCTTCCCAGAGGCTACGGTTCGCCTGCCAGACTTCGTTGTTCCCGAAGGCACAACCGCAACGGAAGAAATGACTCGCCTTTGTATCGAAGGTTTGAAGAGTTTAAACCTACATACTAAACCAGAATACGTCGAGAGGCTAAAAGAAGAAATCAAAGTTATTGATGACCGTGGCTTCTCAAAGTATTTTTTAACTATGAAGGCGGTCGCAGATGAAGCAACAAAAACTCAACTGGTGGGTGCTGGGCGCGGTAGCGCTGCTGGCTCTCTTGTTGCTTATGTACTTGGTATTACTGGTATTGATCCCATTGAATACAATCTCCTCTTTAGTCGATTTCTGCGACGAGATGCTGTCGATTATCCTGACATTGACTACGACGTTGCCGACCCTATGGCTTTGAAAGAAGAGCTAATGGAGAAGTGGGGCAAGGATACTGTTGTTCCTATCTCCAACTACAACACTTTGCAGTTGCGTTCTCTTATTAAAGATATTGCAAAGTTCTATGGCATCGACTTCACAGAGGTCAATAAGGTCACAAGCGTCATGGTTTTGGAGGCTACGCCTCCCGCTAAGGCACGACACGGCATCACAGCGGGTGTTTATGCCCCTACTTTTGAAGAGTTAATGGAGTTCTCGGACTCTCTTAAAAAGTTTTTGAAGAAGTATCCGCACGTCGAGACGCACGTCAAAACCCTTACCGGACAGTTGCGCTCTATCTCTCGCCATGCTGGTGGCGTTGTGATTGCCGACAACCTAGACAAGCATATGCCGCTTATCAACAGCGGTGGTGTGCAGCAAACACCATGGAGCGAGGGACAAAATGTTAGACACCTTGAGCCTCTTGGCTTTATTAAATTTGATATCCTTGGACTCGCAAGCCTCCGTATGGTTGAGGGTGCTATCAGTCATATTCTTCGCAGGCACCATGGGATTAAGGAACCTTCGTTTGCTGACGTTAAGAAGTGGTATGACGAACACCTAAGCCCAGACAAAATGGACTTGAACGACCAAGCCATTTACGAAAACATTTTTCACGAGGGCAAGTGGGCTGGTGTGTTCCAGTTCACAGAGAAGGGCGCACAGAACTTCTGCAAGCGTGCAAAACCAAGGTCTATCATTGATATTTCGGCTATTACTTCTATCTATCGTCCCGGTCCTCTCTCGGCTAACGTCCATGAACAATACGTTGACGCGAAAGAGAACCCGCACAACATCAAGTATCTTCACCCACTTGTCGAGGAAGTAACAAAAGAAACTTATGGTTTCCTTATCTTCCAAGAGCAGATTGCTTTGCTCGCACACAAGCTAGGCAAAGACCTATCACTTGACGAAGGCAACATGCTTCGCAAGCTACTAACTAAGAAAGGAACAGGCAAAGGACATGAAAAGAAAGACGCCATCCACAAGAAGTTCATTGCAGGATGCACTGAGAAAGGCATCGCAGAAGCAAGCGCTAGAGAACTTTGGCAAACCTTTGAATACTTCTCAGGGTATGGTTTTAATAAGTCCCACGCTGTTAGCTACAGCATTCTTAGTTATCAGTGCGCCCATCTTCTTAACTACTACCCTGTTGAGTGGGCTGCTGCCTTCCTCGACAAAGAGCCAGAAGGACGAAAGGAACGGGCTATCAACATTGTGCGAAGCCTTGGACTTGGAGTAGAGAACCCCGACATTAACCTATCGGGTCGAGTCTGGGAGATAGGCGAAGATGGCAAGAGCCTCATTCAGCCTCTCACTTCTATCAAGGGTCTAGGCGACAAAGCGGTTGACCAGATTATGGCGCACCGTCCGTTTCACACTCCCGAAGAGCTTTTGTTCAACGAGGACATTGTTTATTCCAAGCTCAACAAAAAGGCTCTCGATGTTCTTTGCCGCACACAGGCTCTGAACTCTCTAATGGACGAGCGCTTCTCAGGGCTCAAACACTTCTGGTCTGCGGTTGCAGTCGATAGACCAAAGAATAAAAAGAAGTTCTTGGAGAACATCGAGACCTACGAGCCAGAGGGAGACTTCTCAAAGACCGAGAAGATTGCCTACCTCGTCGAGTTGGCAGGCATCTTCCCGTTCCACCTAGTTATGTCTCAGCAGGTTACAGACCAACTCGCACACTATTGTATCCCGCCACTAGGCGAGTTCGATAGGGACTTGGGCGCAGCATGGTTCATCCCGCGTGAGGTTATCAAGAAGAAGACTCGGAGAGGTAAAGACTTTTATATTGTTCGTGCCATTGACGATACTTCCAAGTCTTCTACCATTAAGGTCTGGGGTGTTGACCCCAAGACAGATATTATCCACGTCAACCGACCCTACATGGCAAAGCTCGACTATTCCGAGCAGTGGGGCTTTTCAACCCGTTCTATGAAGTACGGCTGGAAGATGATTGCATGAGTAATAACTTATCCAGAAAAGTAAAAAGAAAGAAGGCAAACAAAAACATTAAAAAGATGAAGAAGGATATGGTCAAGCAAGTTGGTCTATTCAAACTTCTGCCAACAGAGTGTAATGTCTGCGACAAACCTTTTGACAAAACAAGCAGGGAAGACCACATGACGTGGCGAGTTGCTGTCAATGAGGAACACCGTAAGGTAGCACTTGTTTGTCCAGACTGTCAGGAGAAAGAAAATGAAACAAACGACAGCCCTTGAAGTTATCGAGGACATGGAGGAAGGCAAAAAGATTTTTGTAGTATTCAAGAGCCCTTACTGCCACTATTGCCAAGCCCTTGAGCCTGTGTTGGAGTACCTGCAAAGAATAAATAAAGACTTGGATATGCGATACATCGACACACAAACTGACGACTCTAGCGTTTTTGAGGACTATGTTGATGGTGTTCCAAGCATTGCTTTGGTTAGCGAAGGCAAGTTCAGCATTCTAGAAGAACCAGCCGAACCACATCAAACAACTTGGTACACAACAGAATATCTTGCCGAGGCAATAAAAAACTTTTAGGAGAATAAATGAAAGAAGTTTTAACTTATGATGATGTTTTATTGGTTCCACAATACTCCGACATTCGCAGTCGTGCGGAGGTATCACTTCACACAGACTTGGGAAATAAACTAAGCTTAGACTTTCCAGTTATTGCTTCACCGATGGACACAGTTACTGAGGCAGATACAGCAGCAGTTATGTCTTCGTTTGGTGGCACAGCGGTTATTCACCGTTATAACTCTGTTGAAGAGCAGGTAGCTATTGTAGAGTCACTGATTACTTCTAACGATGATACAGTAGTCGGTGCAGCAGTTGGTGTAACCGGAGACTTTTTGGAGAGAGCACAGTCCCTCTTTGGTGTCGGTGTAGATTTTATTTGTGTTGATGTTGCCCACGGTCATAGCATTCTTATGAAGGAAGCCTTGGAAACTTTACGCAACAACTTGCCAGACGACTTCCATATTATGGCTGGCAACGTGGCAACCTTGGAGGGCTTCAATGATTTGGCTGATTGGGGCGCTAATAGTATTAGATGTAATATTGGAGGTGGCAGCATTTGTACTACAAGAGTACAAACGGGGCACGGTCTTCCAGGGCTTGAAACAATACTCCAATGCGCCAAATCAGACCGAGATGCAAAAATCATTGCAGATGGCGGCATTAAAACTTCGGGTGACATTGTTAAGGCTCTTGCTGCTGGCGCTGATGCTGTTATGTTGGGGTCACTCCTTGCAGGAACAGACGAAGCCCCTGGTCGAGTATTTAGCACACCTGATGGGCAACTAAGAAAAGAATACCGTGGTATGGCTTCTGCCGCAGCACAAAACGCTTGGCGTGGCAAAGTAAGTTCCTTGGAAGGTATTTCTTCTTCTGTGCCATACAAGGGTGCGCTATGGAATGTGCTCCATAACCTTGACAAAGGTATGCGTTCTGGGTTATCATACTCAGGTTGTAGAAACCTTGGAGAACTACAAGCAAAGGCACAGTGGGTAAAGCAAACTGGTGCAAGCCAAGTAGAAAGCACAGCCCACATTTTAAGGAAGTAAAATGGCAAAAGGAAAACCGGGAGAGACTAGACTAACTTTCTTTTTAGAGAAAGAACTTCACGAAGCTTTTCGCGTAGCTTGTGGGGAAGATAGTGTTAGCCAAGCAGCTTTCGTTCGCCACATGGTGAAAGCTTATGTGGAGAAAAATAAATGGGCTATTCGACTTGTTGAAGAGTTGAGAGGCACAGCAAAGAATGACGCGAAGCAAAGAATAAAAAACTTACAGAAAGAAGACTACAAAGATTTTTACGACCTAGATGAAGATGATATTGAAAACATTTTTGATAGAATCGAGGAGGCAAACCCAGACTTATGAGTAGATGCAAAGATAAAATAGGCGAGATATGCCAAAACAAAGAGTGCCGTCAATGGATAGATTATTCAGAAGACGACAACTGTGTGCTTGTTGCTGTAAAGAAGAACGGCAAAATGACGCTGAGAGAATGTGCCAAAAGATTGGGCGTTTCTTATGTCAGAGTGAAGCAGATAGAGGACAAAGCTATTAAAAAACTAGAAAAAAAGCTCCTTTCTTCATAGTTATTACTGGAGGTGGAAATGCGATACAACGTTCAATATAAAGTAGAAAACAGTGAAGACCAGCACAATGTTCAGGTCTCAGTTGACGACCAAGAAGAGTTAGTGCGGTGGCTTGATGTGCTCCGCAAGCTTGAGAACGTGGCTGACGTTGAGTTTTCACTGATAGAAGAGGATTTAGATTTTTAGAAAACTATTTATTTTGGTTATTTTCCCATAAGGAGAGTTAATATTATGAAAAGAGATAACAAAGACATGAAGGTTCTTCTTGAATCCTGGCGTGGCTACGTTTCCACTGATGCCGAAGTCCTCACCGAAGGTGAGAAGCGCGGTGAGAAGATGGAAGAAATGCGCGGCGAGAAGATGGAAGAAGAGCGTGGCGAGAAATTAGAAGAAGAAATGCATGACGACGCTGGTGAAGCCGGTGCCGATGCAGACACCATGACAGAAGCCGAGCATGGCGACAAGATGGAAGAAGGTGAGCACATGGAAGAAGCCGGTGAAGAGCCAGAAGCTGCCATGGAAGACAAGGTAGAAGCCCTTGTTGACGCCATCGCTGCTGCCATCGAAGAAGAGACAGGTGTTGCTGTCGAAGTAGAGGCTGAAGAAGAAGCCGGTGAAGAAATGGCTGACGCCGAAATGGACGCCGAAGAGGGCGACATGGAAGCAGCCGCTGACGACATGGCTGACGCCGAAGAAGACATGGTTGACGACATGATGGAAGAAGCAGCCCTTGAAGAGATTGTCAACGAGGTAACAAAGAGAGTTCAAAAGAGACTCGTAAAGGAAAGCCTCAAGCGCAGACTAGCAAGCAAGCTTCGCTAAACCAATGAAAGAAATATTGACTCTCAAACGCATGGGTTTGGAGAGGCACATTAAAGAAGAGTTCCCTACTTTTGAGTATATCGATAAGCGCAACTCCTTCTTGATGAAATGCCTCTCCAAACTCTTGTTTTTCAACAAAGAGTTTATGACCCGATACATCACAGTTATCGGCGCAAAAGTTTATGTTCCTCAAATACCATGGAAGCCAAACGCACCTTATACAGCTTGCGAGGTGATGGCACACGAGTGGGTTCATATGAAGGACGGCAAAACTTTTGGACCACTTTTTAAGTTTTTATACTTATTCCCACAGATACTAGCACCACTTGCCCTTCTCGCTTTTTGGAAGTGGTGGATGGTATTTTTTATTCTATGCGCTGCTCCTATCCCCGCACCATTCCGAGCTTGGTTTGAGTTCAGAGCATACACAGTAAGCATAGCAGTCCGCTGGTGGTTGTTACAACAAGAGCCCAACCCTGAATGGCTCACAAAGCAGTTCACATCTTCCAGCTACTACTGGATGCTTCCAGCCGAGAAGTTTCTTAAAAGAAAGTTTACAGAAGAACTACAACGTATTAAAGAAGACGATCTCAAAGACTACGAAAAAGAAATTAAAAGCGCACTTAAAATATGAAAAAACAATCACTTATGAACTTCCTGTGTGAGACAAACTCTCTTCACGCAGAAGACAATGTTGTATTCGCAGAAAAGGCTTTTGTCGTCAACAGAGTAATGAACACCATTCAGGAAAAAGACCTTCCCGAAGAAAGTATCGTAAAACTCTTGACATTAGTGAACAAGTATGTTAAAAATGAGGTTAACATTCACTTCCAAGACGGAAAACTAACAGTGGAGTTCAACAATGGCAAAGAAGAAAGCAAAGATGACCTTTTGGCAAGTTCCGCACGATGACAAAACACTTCGTTTTCATCTGCAAGCAGACGGTCTAACACCACAAAGCAAACGACGCATCACAACCTTGCTCAAAGATTGGAGCATTATTGCCGAGGGCTTTCACAAAAACCACACCATCCTTGTGTTCTCACAGTTTTTCAAAGACCGTGACGCAGCCCGT